TTTTACTATACTATATGAAGTATACAAACTGCTTTTTTGTTTGTCAAGAAATTTTGGTATCGCTTTGACAACTTAAAGTGACAGAATTATCCGTTTAATCCCTCATCTACATAAAGTTCATCGCCGTCTGCAGCGGATGTGGCAAGCTGGTCACAGCGCTCATTTAACGGATTATCCGCATGTCCCTTAACCCAGTGGAAGCTTACCTGGTGCTGTTCCTTAGCCTTTAAAAGGCGTTTCCAGAGATCTACATTCTTCACATTTTCGTTTTTGCCACGTTTCCAGTTCTTTTTCAGCCAGGAATCGATCCAGTGCTGATTGAAGGCATCTACCAGATATTTGGAATCGGAATACAGCTCCACCTGGCAGGGACGGTTCAGTGCCTCCAGAGCTACGATAGCTGCCATCAGCTCCATCCGGTTGTTTGTAGTTTTCTTGTAGCCTCTGGACAGTTCACGCTCATGTAACTGGCCTTTGGTGTCAATATACTGAAGAACTGCTCCGTAGCCGCCTGGTCCGTCCGGGTTTCCACGGGCTGCGCCGTCGGTATAGATTTTTACCTGCATATTTGATTCTCCTTGGATTTCAAGTTAAATGTTTAAATAAAAGTGTTTATATAAAATTTATATTTTACAGTTACGCTGCTCTTGATTATACCTGCTCTTTTCTTTCGGCGCAAGAAATTTTTGCCCATATGCCGGTGCGTTCAAATTCAGCTGCCGCATTTCCGGCATTTTTCACAAGCTCCTGATCATATCCCAGCATATCCAGAAGACGGATGGCATTTCGTGTAGTTGCTCTTCCAGGCTTGAGAAGATAATTGAACACCACTTCCTGTTCCCGGACTTCCTCTTCAAAATGATAATTTGTATAAATTTCATCCAGAATATAAGAAAGCTCAATATCATGAGTCGCCGCAAAAGGCAGTATCCAGTTTCCCCGAAGAGAATTTAATATCTGCGAGGAAGCCGCGATCCGCTCAATGGTGTTTGTACCCCGGAGAACCTCATCGATCACACAGAGCAGAGGTTCTTTTTTCCTGCTTTCATCCAGGATCCGTTTCAGAGACCGGATTTCTACAATGAAATAACTTTCTCCGCTGCTGATATCGTCCCGCAGCGCCATGGAAGTCATTACTTTCAGAAACGATGTCTGACAGGATGTGGCTGTACAGGTGTGGATGGTCTGTGCAAGAATACTGTTGATCGCCACATTTTTCAGAAATGTGGATTTGCCGGAAGCATTGGAGCCGGTAACCAGGGTGCCTCCTGTTGCAGTGATACTGTTTGCCACCGGATTTCTGATCAGAGGATGATAGAGATCTTCTATTTTAATCTGGATCGCAATATCAGATTTCTCTGACCAGGGCATAAACACGGGTATGCTCCAAAGTGACAGTGTCCGGCGAAAAGAAGCTATGGAAACCAGCGCGTCCAGTTCCCCGATATTATCGATCAGCAACATGATCGTATCTGCTTTGTCTTTGATTTCTTTTAATAGGGAATTGTATGCCAGAATGTCCACATGAAATACCATCCGCACATAACTCATCAGCAGCTGAAAAGGATCTCCGGAATCTGCATTTTTGCCGGTGATCAGAAAGGCTTTTTTCCGGAAACGGCGGAATTCTTTTTTTCCTTCCGCGATCGCTTCCATCTGTTTTTTGGCTTCAGGATATTTCACGATCTGCATCTGATCTGCCGCTTCCAGCATTTTCAGAAGATGGTTAAAGCAGTCCATATAAGCTTCTATGACCTGCTGCCCTGCACTGGCATAATAGATTGCGATATTGGCGATCATCAGACACATGAACACCAGAAATCCCATCATCGGATACATTGGAAGCAGCACAAAAATACTAACAAGAAGCGCCACCAGCATCAGAATATGGATTTTTATATTGATCACAGGTGCATCATTGAGGGCAAGCACTGTGTCCGCCAGAGAGCCAAGCCTTGTCTTCCCGATGGAGGCCAGAATCAGCTGAAGATCTGTCCGTTCTTTTTCGTGGGTATCAAAAAAATGTATCAGTTTCTCACGTTCTTCCAGAATTTCTTCGTTAAAAACAGGCCTTCGGAGAATATTATAGAGAATATCTTCCCCAGGTGAGGAAAACGTCTGATTGATCTGTATAAAGATCCGATCCATATCCAGATCGTTCCAGGTAATATCATCAATATAAAATTCCCCGTTTTCTTTTCTACGGAAATAATGGGAAATACGCTCCAGATCATCCGGGGAATATTCTCTTTCCGGAATTTTTCCGAAAATTCTTTTTATTCTGTTTTTCTGAGTTTTTTTCCACTTGTGATTGTTCCATGCCATCATGACAATAAACAACACAACAATTCCTACTGCCCACAGGATCACCTGTAAATAAGGGTTCATGCTATATCTCCTTCCCGTTTTTAACTGAATCAGGGAAGTCTCCCTGCAAGGTTGCGTGCGTATATCCTCTTGATACAAAAAGTCCCCGTCAGCGGCTGAACTGTTGCTGACAGGGATATGGCTTTATTATACCCAGTCTACAAAAAATGTGTGGTCTTTATAAACTTCGTATTCCACTTTGCTGAAAGTCAGTGGCTGTTTTTTAAATGCACTGTTCATCATAAAATACATATAATTAAAGTCTTTCTTTTTAAATCCGCTTAAGGTTCTCGCTTTTCCGGTTTTTACATAGTTGTTGAAAATAGTCATCGCTTCTCTGGCAGCCTGATATGCAAGTGTACGGTTCTCAAAAGTTCCTTTGAGCCGCTTCGCAAGTGCACCATCTCTTACAACAGAATACTGTGGTGTCGTACTGCTTCCAATGTTTTCGTAAATTACACCTCGAATTGTTGAAGGAAACTCTTTATCGGACTTAATTGTACGGTTCAGAACACAAAGTGCGACTGCTTCCATACCGATTTTTCCCTGATTTCCCGCCTCTGCTTCACAAAGTGCAGCCAGAAGAGCCTCATCCGTTGTTTTTCCGTTTGCAATTCCCGGATGGCTTTTATATTCCTTAACCATTGTATAATAACGGCTGTTTGTGGTGTCATAAACCTTAACATTTCCGTTACTTACATTCACATTTGGTTTACTGGTCTTTGCAGTTGCCACACCTGTTGCGGATATGGAATATGTAACACCATTTACTGACACGGTTGTGCTGACAGCCATGACTCCATTACTCTTAAAGTAATAAAGCTTACCACTGATCCGATTCAGGCCGGTATACATATAACCGGTATCTGTATCAAAATAATACGTGATATTTTTGGAGGTATTCTTAAGCCAGCCTGTCGCCATCACACCGGAATTACTGTAGAAATAACGTTTCTGCCCTTTACTGTTTTTCATCCAGCCAGTAGCCATAACGCCTTCACCGCTTGTGAAATAATACTTCTGGCCTTTGCTGTTCTTCATCCAGCCCCTGGTCAGTTTACCGGTCTTTGGATTGAAATATCGTTTATGCTTCTTGGAATCCGTCATCCAGCCAGTTACCATGGCTCCTTTTTTGCTTGTAAAATAATAGGTCTTTTTTCCAGATACACTAAGCCAACCCTTGACCTGAACACCGGTTGTTTTATTGAAATAATACTTATATTTTCCTAATGTCAGCCAGCCTTTCTGCTTACTTCCGTCACTTTTTATGTAGTAAGTTTTTCCTCCAATGGTTTTAAAACCGGCAGTTGCCGCCTGAACGTCCGTTGTGGAATTTGATAGAAACATACATCCTGTGAAAAGCAATGCAACCAGAATCAGACCTTTCAACCATTTTCTTGTTCTGAAATTCTTCATAATTTTCCCCATTTCCTTATAACTGATACAAATGTATCAACTCTGTTTCAAAAATTACAAAAATGTTACATCGCGTTTATTATATCGTAACGAATAAATACTGTCAACTTTTTTGTAACTGTGGACAGCTTCCGGCCATATGATGAACTGTAAACAAAATTCTGGAGGACTTATCGATGAGTGACTTAGCTGCTACAAACTGTAATGACTGCGGATGCGGCTGCGATTCCGGATGCGGAAACAATAGTTGCGGATGTAACGGTGGATGTAACAATGGCTGGGGTACTTCCCTGTTTGGCGGCGGAGGAAGCAGCTGCTCCTGCATTCTCTGGATTATCTGTCTCCTGTGCTGCTGCGGAAACACAGAATCCAGTAAAATCAAAGGTTTCTAACGGTAAATGTAGGAGTAACATATGAATAACCCCAAACGGGTTAAGCGTTACTCCTACGTACCGCTCTATTTAATTATCAACAAGAAATTCCTGGAGCTTATCCCGAGTTTCTTTCATCTTCTCGATTCCATTCCCAGTAATCTCATGATTAATTATCACAAGAAGACATTTAAGGATCATTTGATTTGTGTCCTCATACTGCTTCATTCTCTTATTGTCTTTGTCAAGAAGTTCTGTATGTTTCTGCACGGCTATCTTCATATCTTCACTGGGTTTTCGAAGCTCCTTGATGATTTTCCAGATGCCCCAGATGCCACCTACGATTGTACAAAACCACATAATCTGATCACTGGTGATTGTGAATCCCATTAATCATTATCCTCCTCGGAAATACTTGTGTTTTTACCTTCGATAAACTGAGTAAATGCCTGATGCAAACCAGTGGAAGCAAGTCCCATAACTGCTCCGTATACAATGGACTCAACCGAGAATCCACTTACGAACCCGTTCAGCACGGCTCCGATCACTGCCAGAATACACGGGATGTCAGTGTTCGGAATTTTACTTAAAAAAGTCGCGTGTTTGATGATATAGCCCACCACCAGACAAGCGACCAGCACTACAAGTACGAAATGTTCAGTTAATGTTGTAAAATCCATTTTGAATCCTCCTTTAAATGTCTTCGGCTCCCGAAAATTCGGGAAGGGTTTTAAGGTAATCATAAGCTGCCTCAACAGTCATGTCCCACTTATCTGTAGTTTCATATGTAACGATTTTCTGATAGGGATTATCAATGTCACCACTCTTCTCCTTATCTCTGGCTACGTTGGATACCATAGATGCTACAGATATGGAACTATGGCTATTTGTGACATTGAATATATAAAGAATTCGGTGATAGTTGGTAACAACTCCATCGTCCTGCATAATTTCTTTTTTTAATGCCATTACGAACCCTCTTTCTATGAAAATGTAATTTTTATACTTGCTGTTATGGCGCAAGTCGCATTATTTGTAGCGTTTGTAGTATTTGGCATCGTTGCTCTTATATTAACACCATGCCCATCGCCAATGATAGATGCTGAATAAGCATTAGGTTTGACATATGAGCTTGATCCATATAATGATTTTCCATTTTGACTAACTGCGATTCCGTTCACGCTAGAGACACTTACCCCTGTCGCACTTATTATCGGCCTTGAAAACGGCATATAAAATAATATTTCCTTTCCGCTTGTAACAATACGCCCCTGTAGATATACGATAACAGTAGTAGTATCACCTTTTGTGAAATATGGCTTGAATTCATGATTTCCCTCAAATCCTAAAATTAAAGCATCTGGCGATACTAGACTTTGCCCTCTTATATTTCCTGACCAATCCACCGTAAAAGCATTTGAACGTTCGGTATCCGATGATCCATTTCCTACGGAAAAAGCATAATTACCGTCAGCATTATAACGACCGATAGCAGTTTGATAGTTGTTTTTTGCTATAGTCCCTAAACCACCTGCATGAGAATACTGTCCGATAGCTTTAGTGTCTCTACCTTCAGCATGGGAATCATCACCGGACGCTTCCGAATATGAACCTTCGGCATGAGATGATAGTCCGCTTGCTACACTATTCCATCCTTCGGCATGAGCCTGTTTTCCGCTGGCAACTGCCCCAGTACCTTCCGCATGGGCATACGATTCGCTCGCTTTTGTGCTACTACCCTCAGCGTGGGAATAAGACCCACTTGCCGTACTACCACCTTCGGCATGAGATGATACTCCGCTTGCTGTACTATTCCACCCTTCGGCATGAGCACAAAAGCCAGTTGCGGCATTATTACACCCCTCAATAAGCGAGTATCCCCCGGATGAGGTACCAGTTTTTCTTTCGCCAAAAGTATAAAACGCATAAACTGAATTACCGCCATTCGGATCTCCAGCTGTTCCGTAACCAATTTGGGCTATAACTGTGTTTTCGTTATTGACCATTAGCCCGTTGCTATTTATTCGAGTATATCGACTGCTTGGATTTCCTATCCTTACTGTCGAACCAAACTCAGCATAATCGCCAATGGCCAAATTTCCGTTTGAGGTCGGTTTCATAAGAATGTTTCCAAACTTCAAACTGTTCTGAATCTCGCCATCTGAAATATGAAATGTCTTACCCGTAATCCAAGCTGTGGCATCTTTATCGGGAGTTACCTCTGTTTCACTGGTGCCTTTAAACTGAATCGAATCATTTGTGATTTTAACCTTCAGATCGCTGGAAGACTCTCCCAGAATAATATCACCATTATCAAAAGTGATATAATCCTGATGATTCTCTACGTCAGCGTCGTCTGTACTTATCAATTTTTTCCAATTCAACTGCCATCCTTTCGCTGTCTGTATAAATTCGGTAGTGTTTTTGGCATAAAGTTTGTAGTCATCAGATAATTTTGTTACTTCTTCCTGCGAAGCTTTGAGCTTAATCGCATCTGCATTATTCGAAATGCTGGTCTCAGCCTTTGATAATCGACTTTCCAATTTTTCTGGGTCCTGAATCCATGAAAACACGAACTGCTTTGTAAAACTATTACCTTCAACGGTAATCGGAATAGTGGCTTCGCATGGCGGCGTAATAGTGGCGGTCGTGGTAAAAGTAACAGTGACTTTTGATGTGCTGTTGCCCGAAACAGTTGCACTAATGCCTTTGGGACATATGATCTGTTTTTCTGCAATCGTGATCGCCGAACATTGATCTTTACCACGATATGCTGTCACTTCCGTTGTACATTTTTTTCCAGCTGGAACTCCATCCGCGTTACCTATAAAAATATAAGACTCTCTGGAAAGGGTAACTGAATAAGCGTCAGAAACATTAACTAATGTAATTTGATCAGACGATATTACTGCCATTATGCCTCCTTATCTTCTTTAACATCGTCCTCTTGAACTTTTTCTATTTCAATCCAGCCTTCGATATCATCAGTATCAACGCAAATGGTATGAATATCATTTCTCACAAGTTCCATTCCAGTATCAGCTATTAGACGATGAGTAATTTCATAATCTGTGTTATCGGGTTTAATTGGAGATATTGTGACACCGCCATCCGCTCTTTTATACCGATATAGTTTTTTAACAATCATATTAATTCTCCTCTTTATTAGTGTAATCATATATGATAGTTGCGTTTGCTGCGCCCCAAGGCGCTCCAGACACGGCTCCTTCGGACCATGGAACTCTGATAATAGTTAAATTAGGGCAATTTGAAAAAGCGGTGGAATACATGTTTTTTACGATCGCTTCGAAAGTGATATTGGTTAAACCGGAACAGCCAGTAAAAGCATTATCGCCTATACGTTGTACACTAGAAGGAATCCTATTCAATGTTATTTTAGGGCAAATACAGAATGCTTTATCCCCAATATCGACAACTCCATTCGGTAACTTAGATAACATTAAATTATCACAGTTACCGAAGGCAAACGTGTCTAATACTTTGAGATTAGTTGACAGTTCAGTTAACGTTAAACCGGTACAGTATCTAAATGTCTCATATCCAATAGAAACGATGCTATCTGGTAATTTTGTCAGCGTAATTTTTTCACATGAACGAAAAGCACGATCACCAATATCAGTGATATGGTCTGGCATTTTGGTTAACGCCAATTTGGAACAATCGTTAAAAGTATTACTACCGATGGAGATTAAACTGCTTGGTAATTCCGTCAACGCTAAACTATGACATGAATAAAAAGCATAATCGCCAATGGTGATTACACTGTTTGGCAATTCAGTTAATGATAACGACCCATTATTATAAAAACAGTCTTTTGGGATTTCTGTCCATTCCGCATTGAAAGTTCCTCGAAGGACTTCTGCTGTTTCATCCCACTCATAGGATATACTCGGTGAATTGTCACTATAACCGTATATCAAATTCTGAATCGCAGCTGAGAGAGTGGAATCATTTTTCTTTGTCTTCGCATTGGCTTTTTGCAGCAAGGTCTCAAGTTTGGTCTTGATTGTCATTAAGACACCTCCCCTATCAGATCATCCACGCCAGCTAACGCTTCATTGATTTTTGTAACTTTTCCATCCAAAGATTCAATATTTTCATTCGTTTTTTCTAATGCTTTGGAAGTGACATTATTCACATAAGTTTCAATGCTGGGTTTCACTGTTTTGGTAACATATTCATCTATGTTGGATTTGGCTGACGCATTGACATATTCATCCACTTTTTGTTTCGAGGTTGTCTCCATGTACTTATCGATATCCATTTTGACGTCGGCTTCAATCTTCTCAAGAATAGTCAGCTGCTGTTCTGGGGTAACCTGCTGTTCTACATCAAGTCCACCTAATACTCTTCCGGTCCCAGGCCGAGTATTGAATGATTTGGTAATTTTATCATCCTGCTTCTTATAAAGCTTAATGCTAAATCTTACATCTCCTGAATATGCAGTAACATCCGGAGCCATGAGCCAAGTGAATGATGTTTCATCGTCATCTCCGGCCATATCGTCAGCTACATAATAATTTCCAACATTATTGGCATTTACATAATTCACTCTGGCGGTAAACTCCGACATATCAAATCCACTGTAATATCTCGGCATTGTAAACCTAACACGATTGACTTCAATATCACCAACAACGCCAAAAACAGCACCGTTATTCGGTATTGTGATAGTCCTCAGCCGTTCATCAATAACGAGATTTATCAATAAGATATTCTCATCCATAAAAACACCTCCTTTATGCTACCAGTTCACATTTAAAAGTAACCTTTACACTCATATCTTCCTGTGATGGTGTCAATGTGAAACCGTCATTACCAAGTCTCGAATCGCTACTCTGTATTGCTGTAAAAGAATTATCGTCAGTATTCTGTGATCTCCACTGTAAATATGCATCGGCCCCAAATGTTCTCTTCATGGTAGAAGAATCCGTAATTTGATCATTTCCATGATATAAAACAACGGATAAAACAGTCGACGTGTCATCATTCTTAAAAGCGGTACCTTTTGACGATTCTATCCTAAGAAGCGTGGTAACTTTATTTTCAACTTCGGCTACATCATCTTTTGTGGCAACCACCTTTGAGGATATCTTCAAATTCGTGACTTCAAGGTTCATCTCGCCAGTTACGGTATTGAAATCAAATGATGAATTCTTACCAACAAGCTTAAAGCTGCCATCTGCATAAGCCTGCAAAGGCGCTTCGTTTTTGCCGGCCAACGAACCATCGCCCATGCCGACACCAGTTGTAGAAATGTAAATGCCGCTCGTCGGGTCTTTTATGGATTCTTTACCGCTATAGATTGCATTTCCGCTCATATCGAACCCAGCGATCTTGGCTTTAAAAGCTGATAAATCCACAACATCAATCGATGCCGCCTGAATTTTCTGACTATTTACTTCAGCCTCGGAAACCCCATTCGCTACATTTATCGCTTTTACGATAGAGTCTTCTCCGTCTGGGCCAGTAATTATAAGGCGATCTGTTTTTATTGTACCGGCAGTTATGGTATCGGCGTTGATAGATTTGATCTTAGCCGCTTCGATTGTTGCGTCGGCAATTTTAACATTGGTAATCGCACCATCATGTATGGTCGCTGATCCTATAGAACCATCTTTGATAACTCCATTTTGAATCCAGGCGTTATTTACATTTGCAAGATCAATATCTGCTTTTTTGGCAACTATCTCATCAGTATGTATCTGCTTCGTTTCAAGTGAATCGATTCGTCCTGTGGCAGCATTCAAATCCCCAATATCTGCTTTACCGGCCACCAACTCCTTGATGTTTGCCGATTCTGCTGTAAGGGTTTTAATATCCACTTCATTGGCATCAAGCCGACCCGTGATTGTAACGTTATCAGCCGTGAGATTTTTAATGTTGGCCTCAGTTGTATCAAGGCGTCCTGTAATTGTGACGTTTCCTGCTTTAAGATCCTTGATGTCAGCGGAATTAGCGGTAAGCTGATTGTTAATAGTAACATTATCCGCTGTAAGTTCATCAATTCGTGCTTTTTGCGCTTCCAGGTCTTTTATGGTTGCCTTATCTGCAATAAGTGTATCGAAATTTCCAACTCTTTCGCTAAGATCGATAACATCATCATTTCTCGCAGCCGGACTGGATACATTGCCCGTAACTGTAGCAGTATGCCTTCCTACTGATACCCGAACTCTCTCTCCCGTCTTCACGACTACTGTAGAGGTATATGGAGTAAGTAAATCTGATCCATCCAATCTTACGTATTGAGATCCACCATATTCCACAATCGTACCATAAAGATATGTATCTTCTGTCTGTTTTGTGTTATTGCTCGTGACTTTCACGAACTGCGAAATCAGATTTTTAGATAACGCCATTCAACTCACCTCCATAAGTTTGTCGTGAATACGGCTGTTTCCGTGACTTTACAACCTGGTTTGCATTCGATTGACTGTCTTATAACTTTCGCTTTAACATCAATCAGACCAGCACGTTCATAGTTCAGGCGCACACAATCGTACAAACGTACCGGACAATATCCATGCGAATATGAAATTGTGTATTCAACAGAGGAAAGTTGTGATAATAAAGATGTGGCGTAGTCTTTGACCTGCTGATCGGTAGGCTCGCCAGAGAATTGTGGATCGGTCTCTCTATGAACAATTTCTCGTCCACGGTTAACCGTAGAAGTGGGACTGTTTGGATCATCATTAACAACTCTTGCGAAATAGTTATCGTGGCTTCCTGAGAAATAAACTTCGACCACATTCGGGATTCCGTAAATATCATGTTCGATACTCATGTCCGGATATAGTATTGAACTATTATCATCGGTATATGTCCAAACAGGTTGTAAAGAAGCCGCATCCTGATCCGGAAGGAAAAGGACACGGCCTAATTCATCAAGTCCGATATTATGTTTTGCATTTGATAGTAGATCTTTTGTATAGGTTAACCACGTATCGCTGGTGTTAGCTACAAAATCACTATAGAGCTTATCGCTGGTTACTGTCTCGGTAACTGGCGCTCGTATGTTATCTCTCACGATCTTGTAAGCGTTATTCATAACATTTCCGCCCTTGAGAATTGAATATCCCAAAGGAGGTAGTCCTTCCTTCAACTCCAATAACGGCGTATAAGCATCAATGGACACTTTCTGATAGCGACCATCAAAATTTGATTTCGGGGTCTGAATCAGAAAAGTGCCCATCGGAAACTTCTCTCTTATTCCATTTTGAATCGTTATAAGGTATACTCTGACGTAGCATTCTCCTAACACACTACTTACGTCAAAAGACGCAGAGCCAAGTGTTTCAGCATCTGCGTCCCGTTCGATATTACTCTGTATCACATCAGTTATCTGGGATTTATCACACCAGGTCCCAGGGTCCACGACATAATACTCAAAAGTCTGCTCCATGGACTTGGTCCAATCCGGCATGTTAAATTCCTCCTTCTACCCTTGTTATATCAAATGACACAGGTATCTTAACCTCACAATGTGTCTGACTGATCGAAACTGCAATGTTGGCCCAATATCCGGTTCCCGACGGTTCTCTGACATATACGTCCCCACTGTATATTGCCAATCGTCTCAGGGCGTATAATGTTTCAACATCATCTCGGGGAATTTCAACACTCCACGATGATGTCTCTCCAAGCTGAGTGCCGTAATAAGAAACCGGGCGTTTCCGCCCAATGTATTCGACAATCGACACATCGACACCGTTTTTGTCTGACACATCGATATTATATGGAAGTCTTACTAACGAACCTGACCATAATGGCTCTTCCGGTATGTCAGCTTCATTTGCGTCAGATACAACCAAATTATCCCATGTTTCGTTCCACTGAATAATAACTCCAACTTCATGAATGGGGTAACCAGGCATATCGTAATAACTCACTGCTCCAGTATTATCGCTTATAGCTACGATTCGATAGCGGGCATAATCGAGTGATGGATGCGGGTCTGTAATGAATGTACTTTCAGAATTATCCAAACCACTTGCTATTTCAAGTAGTTCTCCATTGTATTCTCTTCGATATACAGCCAGACTTACACCCGACACAAGATTATTGCCACTGTCTACACAATACGGTCTTATATGACAAGAATACGTATCCGGATCATACTCGATATTGGCGTTTACCCCATATACCTGGTCGATCCATGATACGTCGAATTCTACCTCATCGGTAGCGGTGAGTCCCGAATCTAACGATACGGTACATACGACTTTGTATGTGATATTATTCTCAAGATCAATATTACCGGCAGATAATTCAACCAATAGATCCTGATCGGTATCGAAAAACTTAGAATATACTTCCTCCCCACGACTGATAATAGTCTCGGTGCCAGTCCTATCGCTTGTGCTATAAGACTGTGTGGATATAATAGACAGGTGATAACCCAATACTTTCTGCGTATTCGGACCGGCTTCACCTTTTACATAAAACGGAAAATTCTCCAACGTAGTAAGCTCTGAATCGGTTGAATCGGTCACATTAAGCTGAAGTGTTGGAACGGCATATACATCGATTGTTCTTTGTACTGACCAATCACCATATGTATTAGTAACTCCGGCTGTTCGAACTCTCCACAGTATTTTAGTACCTTCGGAATACGCAGAAGTACTTAAAACTTTATAACTGGTATCGTCAATATCATCACCTGTTTTGGTATTCTTTATCGTTTCGACATTACTTACCCCATTAATAATGGTTTCCAGCTCAGCCGAAGTTTGACTTGAATTATCCTCTGAATTGTGCACCCAATACAAGGTAACTGATTCGCCAACCATAGCAGTTGTGGTGGATGACCATGTTGTTGGAGCTGCTGGCGTTTTTCCGAGTTTTAAGGATTTAACAGCAGTCCAGCCGGACGTCTGATCATTACTGTTATAAGCTCGTACTCGGAAGAAATACTGGTACCCAGTGTCCAATCCGGTTATCTCGGTATGGGTGACACCCTCGACAGTCCGTGTATGTACCTGATCAGGATTACTCGCAAAGTATGTTTTGTCAGTGACATATTGCACTTCGTACTTCGTACATTTGTATACACTATCCCAACTGAGATACACGCCCGTGCTCGATAACGCTTTCAGGGTTTTTATGCCGGCCGGAGCAGATGGTATCGAAGACGCATTTGAGGAATACTCCGACCATTCGCCATGAACTTTTCCCCTCCAAGCCCGGCATTTTACTTTATATTCTGCGCCAGTGGCCACAGTACATGACCACGATGCAGAAGTTGTTTTTATTGCAGCTTTTCCAGATTTATATTTACTTTTATCGTTTTTCACGACGTAAAATTCAATCTGAGTGCCGTTGACACTTAAATTACTGAGTTTCGCAGTAAGCTTTTGTTTATCAATAGTTACCGTTGGGGCAGATGGAGTGGAGGGCGGATTATTCGAAAACGAATAGCTTTTAAGAGTGGACCATTTGGCAGTCCACCACAAACAATCGTTTCCATTAACTTTTCTAGTCGTCGATATAGGTTTGATTTTAACCTTTACCATAACCGCATTTGATGGTGCGGTATATGTACTCTGCAATCGAGTCGTAGTAGAATCATCGCCAACGAATGCCACGCCGTTGCCTGTATAGTAATACCAGATAACCCGGTATTCCTTTGTTCCGGTGACACCGCTCCACTGCCACTCTACGTAAACAGTTCGATCGGTGCCTTTCTGAAGCCCCATCTTCGTGACATTAACACTGGCCGATAGATTTACAGTAGCCGTGGAACTTCCATCGGTAAAATCGTCAGCCATGACTATCGCCTCCCTCCAACTGTAATTGCCCTAACAAGTGTCTCGACTGCCTTTGAAACTTCACTTCCGTTATCATAAGTAACGCCATTAACACTGTTATAAGTATTTCCGACATTATTTAGACTCTTACCGAGCCTATTGATTGCTCTGACTACTTCGTCAGAATTTCCATTTTGACTGTTTCGTGCTGACACATTCCCGATTGCTCGGAGATTAGCCAGTGGCGTAAATGATGGATCTGTAAATAAGCCATTAAGCTTACCAGCTCCGGCCTTTACATTTGTGAGATCTAATACCGGTCGAATAGTTGGTGTCACATCCATATCCGAATCAATAAGATCATTCATTCCGGATAAAGCACTGCGAATTGAAGCAAATGCCGTTTCACCCATACTCTGGCCAGCACTATAGGTCTTTGATTCCATAGAACCCATACCGATAATCAGACCCTCGCCGAGCCATTTACCTGCCTGGATTGTGAGTTTTGATGGTGAATGTGACCGCTGACCAGCCTTCTCACCTCTCACAGCAGCCTGTCCAAGTGCAAAACCTGCATTGTATGCCGAATTCTGCATAGCATCTATACCGATAACAAGCCCTCTTCCAAGGTTGATACCATTCATATAGAAACTTGTATATGCCTGTCCAGATCCATATGCCGCTGATGCTCCTACTGAACTGGCTACATTGACAGCCTGAATCGACTGAGCCTGGATACCTATCGCAAGTGCGGAAATCAGTGCCACGCCAACCTTCTTGAATTCTTTATCCTGTGATGCCACAGCACTTCTCATAGATTCCACCATACTGAGTGCTGTTTTTGATAATGCATTAGATTTGGATTTCACACCACTAGCCAATGCGGATGTCAGTGTACTTCCAACATTCTTAACTTTCGAAGAAGATCCCTTGAATGCAGACATGAAACCACTGATGTTAGTTTCGGCAAGGGTTTCGATAGCTTGCACAAACGTGCTTACGCCGTTCGCTTTGACAGTATCTGTAGAGTTAACTGCTTCAACAAGACTTTTAACAGCAACTGACGCATTGGCCACTTTATCAGGATTTACATTCGTAACCGAATTTGAATAGTCATTCAGACCCGTTCCAAATGCTTTAAGCTGACCGCCAAGATTCGATAAATCCTTATTTCCAAATAATTTACCAAGGAAGCCACCGCTCTTCGGAAGAGCATCATTCATGGAAACAAGGGCTTTTGCTGCTTTTGCGGATGCCTGAATATCTTCTGCATTGATTCCTTTCACGCTCTGCGCGTAATCAGATAATGCTTCACCAAATGGCTTCAGCTGTTCACCCATTTTGACGAAAGAAGCTCCTCCAGTGATGAACGATGTTATTGCGTTAAGAAAATCCGTTCCGGTCAACGCAAGGATTGCCTTACATAAAGAAGTAATTCCAGTTGTGACTGAGGAATCAATTTTCTTTGCGCCTTCGATAAATGGCTGAGTATTAGTCATAAAATCTGAGAGGTTTTTACCAACTTTAGGAAGTCCAGAAGTAGCTCCTTCTGTAAATCCTCCTACAATATTTCCAAGGAACGATCCCAACGCGTAGCCTATCTTCTGCAGTATCGGAATACCTTTATCCAAGAAACCTTCCAACGCTGGAACTTTCTCAAATAGTGCGCCAATAGCAACTACGATAGCTCCTACGGCTGTTATCAACGCCGCTAAAACACCAATACCCACGAATCCGGCAGTGCCAGCTAAACCTACAGCCGCTAAAATACCACAGGACGCAGACAGTGATAACAATAATACAGATAATGCTTCAGCATTTCCGATAGAAGACTCCGGGTTTAAATCTCGTATAAGATATAGTATTCCGGCAAGTGCCGCTACTACTAATGTCATTACACCGACTGACGCTAACGCAACAAGACTTACACCACCCACTTTACCAATAATCGCCATGGATACGGATAAAGATAAGAGCAAAGCGGATAATGCTAAAGCATTTGGTAAAGCGTTTTCAACTTGAAGAGCTGACATTGCTCCCAAAATTCCGGCAAGTGCTGCAACTGCTACAACCATCGCAGCTATCGTACCAATAGAGTCTTTTGCTTTACTTCCGGCTAACTCCATGATAGCAAACATACCCATAAGAGCTCCCAAACATGTGGTCGCAACAGCGAGTTTGGTTGAGTCAATCATAGATAAAGCGGCAACTGCGGCAGCCATCACGCCAATAGCGACTGCTATAGCTATGATATTCCCTTTTACGTCATTTGCCCCTCTGGTCGCCCAGACCATCGCAGTCATAATTGCTCCGAGCAAAGTAACTGCAAGAACACCTTTTATCAACTGCTTGGTATCAATAAGGCCGAGTAACACAGATATTCCAGCAAGAATCCCCATCGCAACCGATACGGCAATTAAGGTTCCTGCTAATTTAACGGTTTCACCAGTACCACTGTCGGTCGTAATCTTTTTCAAAGCTTTTATGAAGAGAAGAAAAGCACCAGCGAACAACACAGCTTTCTCCATTTCACTCATGCTAAGCTGACCTGCAAGTTTAGCTACTCCTATCATAAGCAACATTGAAAATGACACTGATAATAACAACTTACTCAGACCGTCCATTACTTTCTCATTGGATTTTGTAAGGGTAACAAGTGCTCCGACAAAAATCGCAAAGGTCAATGCAAATCCCGTTCCATTGATCATATCGGCCAATGATAAAGTACCTGCCAATTTTGCTACTCCGATCATAAGCCCCATTGAAACAACTATAGATTTTACCATTTTCCCAACAGAATCTATTTTGTCTCCAGCCAGGTTCGAAATAGCCAAATATGCAATGACAAACCCTAAGAATGCACCTGCAAAATTAATGCCATTTTTAACTTCATCCGCTGATAACATGCTGAACAGTTTGATAACCCCTACTATAAGCAGCATGGTCTTACCAATCTTACTTATCATCTTCCCGGCTTTGTCAATATTCTTGGACGCTTCACCTTCTACAAGTTTGCCGTATGTGAATAAAATACCGGTAATTCCAAGTAACAGAAGTCCAGCACATTCCATTCCCTGATTTATTTCTTCTTCGCTCAGCTTTCCGAGAATCTTAACAGATTCAGCCATGAGCAATACTGCTATACCAAGGCCGGCCAATCCGGATTTCAAGCCATTGATCTGGACTCCATCTTTTCCAACAGACGCTGATGCTGTAGAAAGTTTATCCATAACCCATGTCATAACAGCTAAAGTTGATCCGAGAATAAACATGGCTTCTTCAGCGTTGTGAAGGGAGTCGGTATCTATCGTTGACAACACGAATAATGATCCTGCTAAAATGGCTATGGAAATGGCTAAATCTTTCACTCCTTCCATACGTGTTTTGAACGCTTTGGCTTTCAAGACTTTTGAAAAGCTTTTCACCACTTTGGAAGCATTATCAAGAATTTTCGGAATTTTCTTTGCAGATCCCTCAACAACTTCACCTACTCCGGATAACACTTTCCCGATTCCTTCTGCCGGACTAAGCGCTTTATCCGCAATATCGTAAAGTTTTTTAAGTCCCCATACGAGGCCTACCCCGATTCCACCTGCAACAATATTGTTCCAATCAATCTTCTGCAGTTCATCAAGCATATCAGATCCAAGATTCTTAAAGAAATTAACAATTCTATCTTTTCCAGTAGTAAGGCCGTTCCAAAGACCAGAAAGAGTGTACTCACCAACTTTCTCCATCTCTTTTGAAGGAGAATGGATGCCAAGTACTTTCTTAATTGCTTTCAGAAGTCGGATACCTATATTGGATAATATTTTGGGAATCTCTGTTTTACCTGAAGACAATCCGTTTTTGAATCCAGAAATAACATTTTTACCGACGTTTTTCATTCCTTTCGGAAGTTTGCTTTCAAAATACGTTACGAACTTTTCAAAATTCTTCAGCACATCTTCGAATGATAATCCTTTTAAGGATTTCTTAAAGCTGTCCAACTCTGCTGTAAATGCCTGAAATTCTGGAATTGTATCAAGATATTTCTTGAGTTTTCTAAACTGCTCAATGATGAATTTAATTACTTCTCCGACCTTAGTAAAACCTTGCGTAAACGGATCTGTTTTCTTCAACCATTTGTCGAATTTCACCAGTAAATCACCGAGGTCTGCTGTAAGATCCAAGGTATTCATACCGAATACACTAAGAACCGCATTGGCGGCTTTGATTGAGAATTTCAGAGAACCACCAAGGCACTGTCGAATGATATCCAATAAAGCAAAAAGACCAGCCAACGTCCTTGTAAGCTCGTCCCCGTTATCTTCTGTGAATTTTAAAAACTTCGAAGTGATCCGATGCATGTTTGCAATAATGTTATATAACGTCATTGCGGAAACCGGATCAAATACTTTCTGCCATGCGTTATGTATCTCGGTAAAAAGGTTAATCAACGCATTACCCATATTGGCCACAGAGCCGTGAAGCAACTCTTTTCCACTCAGCTGATCTATATTATTAATAAGATCAGTGATCGGTATTCCCGTTTTCTCAGACTGTTTCTGCAGCTCTTTAAGGGCTTTGACATCCTCTTTGGTAAGACCATTCTTTTTCAGCTCAGCGTCTGACATTTTGAGAATTTGTTTAATGGTCTTCTCCTGCTCTTTATTAAGATCTTCCTGAGAAGTAGTAAGTTCTTCAGTATATCGGAAAGAGCATCCCAATCGTTCATTAACCAAATTCTGAACCCTAGCCCAGTCATATCCTTCAGCAGCGAGCTTATCGAATCGTGGTTGACCATTGCCATAATTACCTTTAATAACTGAATCTACAATTTTCTTATAGCCATTTGTAGCATCGGTTACTTTTTGAATATTTTTAGCAAGATCACTGTATGGATTACCCATAGCAGCTTCTACGATAGCATTGCGCGCATCTGATGCTTTATTGATGAAGCCACCAAGAACATCGCTGACTTTGGTCCATACAGTTTTAGCTTCGTCAAAATCACCAATAATCAACTGCCACGTTTTTGTCCATCCTGATCCTAATGCCTCTTTTAATGTATCGATAAGCTGAGTAAAGGTTTTAACTTTAGTGGCTGCATCCCCAGCCGTTTTCGCCATATCGGCCATCTCTTTGGCCTGTTCTTTAGAATAACCCTGATCAACAAACTTTTTGACAGCAGCATCATATTCTTCCTGTGTGTCAGCGGCTGTAGCAAATTGATCCAAAGTCTGAGTAAGAACCTCGGTGGTGAGCCAATCTTTTTTTAATGACTCTCTAAATGAGCCCTCTGCCGCAATCGCGGCTTTCGCGCCGGTTTGTAAATGTTCAGATGTTCGAATAAGTGCATCCTGGAATACCTGACCGCCCATACCGGCATTGACAACGGAGTTCCAGTCCATAAGCTGAATTTTACCAGCAGCTAATGCCTGTGATCTTTAATAAGAGAGCCGAAGGGGTTGTCCGGATCTGGTTTCACATCTTTGAGAACCTCCAGTTTCGGAACACTCTTGGACTTGTTGGTGTTAAATATAACATCGACGCCTGGTGGAAAATCTTTATCATCTTTATAGACTGCCATGCCTTTGATATATTTCTTTCCATCAACCATGATGCGGACCTGAGAATATTTGGATTCACCAAGCGACAGATCTGGCACATTTCTCCTGAGTTCAACAGTTCCATCTCTATCGATACCGCCATCTTCTTTATAACGAATCATAAGCCGCTTGGAATCTAAGCTTTCAGGATATGTGAATTTCTTTTCATAGGTCTTTCCATCATCTCTGGAAATATAATCAGTGACCGTCTTAACGTTATCAAAATCGTAGATTGCACTATGTGGTGTTCCTGGTTTACAAAGAACTCTCTGGGTCGTCATCTGACCTTTATTTGTAACCTGTGAGAATCGACCTCCATAAACTTCATAGTCTCCTTCAGCCTGTAATATAAACAATGCCTGATCCAGTTTTTCTTTTGTGATCTTCAGATCATTGTTTACACCGGCACCGACATCAACCATGCCTTTTTTATCAACCTGTTCTTTCAAGAATTTGGCAGTATCTCTGGCCTGTTTCATTCTTGACTCGGAATTTGGATCAAGAAGTGAGCGAACAGATGATTCATTGATTCCCATTTTTCGACCAATCTCAGAATTGTTCATTCCTTCTTTGTCTCTGAGACGTTTGGCTGTGGCAACCATATCTGATCTACGCTCGTCTTTTGCAATCGCATACACTGTTCGGAAATCGGTAGAATTGTAACCAAGTGATTTAGCAATCGCATTATCACCAGTCCATTTCTTACCATTTTCATCAGTATATGTAAAACCAGATTTTCGCATCTGCTCCACACGACCTAAGAAGTCGCGTGAACTTTGATATGGATCTTGCCCCGATCCCCAAGGATATCTCCCCGAACGGCGAGGCATACCATAATGAGCCAGATATTCCTCATCTGTCATAGAGGCTGACCCTAAATATGATTCGATTTCTTCTGCTATCGGATTCATCGGTTACGCCTCCTCTTCGTCATATTCTGCTAGAATTTTATCAAGATGTATGATCTGATCCATGATGTGGAGAATTCTATCAGCATCTGGCCTATGTACTAAGATCTCGTCTGTTTTATATACTCTGAGTTCTACACCATCCAAGTCGCCTGGCTTTACACGGTATTCCAAGCAGAATAAAGCAGCATATATCTCAAGCTGTTCGATATGTTCCTCAATGTTTCCTGATATTCCTGTTTTCAAATCATGGATTCTCAAGAAATTATTCCGAAAAGATATAGCGTCTGCGGTACCGAAAAAATGCTCCGAATAAAATAAGACAACCTCTGTGTTCATCCTGAATCCAATAGCATCATTTACATATGCGTACAAAGTTTTCTTAGATCGAGGCTGTCTAATTCCTAAATCGATCGTAGTTTTTGCCCAAGCATGAAGTTTCGTTCCCATTACAGCGTTTTGTTTGTTACGGTACACCTTTAAGATCTTGTCGTCGTCATATCGAAGCCATGCGCTTGAGCTGGCACTAAACGGGGCATGTAGACCTTCAAGCTTTGAATGATTCACGAAGTTCATCTAAAACATCCTCCTTATTTTCTGGGTAGATAAATCGTGAAAATGACATGGCGTTCATTTTGGCAACATAGTAATCCTGGTTCGGACGATGTGATGCTGTAGCACTTTTCTTAACTTCCAGAGTCGCCCACTTGTCTTTGTATAAAACAAGAAGATCGGGGATACCCTGAATATCGCTCGAATCCAGTTTGGTTACGATGCAACCAGGAAATATAGCTCTAAGCTCTTTTTTCAAATCTGCCTGAAACTTATTTTCTTTCATGAACTCTCTCCTTTCATAGAGATGGACCCTCTGGGATTTGAACCCAGGACTACCGGCTTATGAGACCAGCGTTCTACCGATTGAACTAAAGGTCCATAAAAATAAAAAGATAATACATTGACCGATTTTGGCCGATATATTATCTTCTCCCTATAAAAGGGGATGTTATTTTCACGTGTGAGTTTTTCGACACAGTGGTTAAGTTATGCGTTTGAAATGATAACCTTTGTGTGATACTCGATTGTTTTGCTGTTTTAAAATATCTTTAATGGCCGTCGGACTTCCTCCGATGTCTTTGGCGCATTTTTCCACGGACTCATATATTTTTCCGGTTTCGATAATCTGTACTCCAATCCCCGGACGTCCTCGCTGATCTGTGCGGACTTCAGATTCTTCACCGACTTTTGAAATATGAAACCCATGACAAGTACAATATCCTTTACCGCCATTTACAACTCTGCTGACACAGGACGCGTTACCGCCGATCGCATCAGCGCAGGCTTTGATAGAATTGAATTCTTCACCGGTTTCTAATATCTTTACCGGAACACCGTTTCGTTTGGTGTCAAATTCCCCCATAGAATCTCTCCTTTCTGCACCAAAAAAAGAGCGCCTGTAAACCAAGCGCCCTCATGGGTTATCTGTACATATGCTCGATATAGATTAGGTCTTCAATCCTGCAACCCAATGCTTTGGCAATCAGAAATAATCTGTCAAGGGTTGGAGATGTCACTCCATTCACATAATTACTTATACCACCGACGATATCTCCGATCTTCTTCCGAATGCTCTTATGCAATATCATACTGGCTCCGTTCATCTGATTACCTTTAGTGAGCGTCAGCATCGGTAACTTATCACCTCGCATACGCGCTTTTCTATTAAATAAATTAATCGCAAACAATGGTTTTTTAAGGACAAACGCTTCAATAAGATCCTTAGTAGTGAATAATACTGGCTCGTAATTCAGATCACTTATCATGGCATCCTTATGTAATGTCTGAATATCAATCCCAAGCGCATCCGTCAACTCCGGAGTAAACATCAGATTACCCAGTTTTTTTTCTGATTCATACAAGGTGGCCATATAAACCAGAGCGAAATCGCCAATATAAGTTACAACTTTTCCTTCCAATAAGTTACGACTGAAATCGGGATCATAAATACGAATCTGCAGTTTGTCTTTGAGATCTTCATAACTGTTAAAATTCAACATCATAGCTAATCCTCCTTATCGTTCTGTATGGATATAATTTTAGTTTACATAATAGTTGCTGCTAAGATGATTAAAAGCAGACCTTTGATCTGATCTGCTTTATCCTCCGCTACTAAATATTCAATTACTCCAAATACGACGCTTAATATAGCTAAAATATGTAACATTAATTCTCCTTTTATTTATCTGGTTTAAGAGTTACCGAAACAGAACCGTTACCCGGTTCGAGTAACTGTATTTCTCTATTCAATATTGAAGAATCAAAAAAGTAATGAAGTAAGCTATCTGTGCGGAATGTTCCAATGTATGTTGTTGATTCGTGAATAACAACCGTCTCATTATTTTTCAAGATCCCAAGTATATCTATTAAAAGTATCTGTTTCATAATACTCTCCTTTTAATCCAACAACGCTGTATCAATAATCTGAAATTTAGCTCTGTGAATATAAAGAGCTTTACCATCAATCATCAATTTTGTCATTTTAGGCAAGTCTTTAGGAATCTTCCAATATACCTCATCTCCTGAATATGCTACGATAGGCTGTCCAAGCTGACTTTTAATTACTACCACTCGTGCCTTACCAAAATAATTCTTATATTTATTCACGATACCTGCTACATATGTATTATCGGAAAGCTTACCAGTCGACTGACTGTAAATATCAGTTTGTACAAAGTCTACGTCAGGCTGCAGACCATCCTGCTCAAATATACATGTATCTCCACAACTCTGAATTTCTTTGCCATCAATATTGATCGTGATCACTGACGACATCTCGTATCCCGTAACAACTGATCCGTCACTACTGTAAGAAGTCGTCTTAACCGGATTGCCCTGAATATTGATTTTATCTCCAGTGGTGGTCATAACTTTTGAGCCATAGTTATCATAAATACGGATCGTGTAGCCATTACCTACGAGATTTCCTTTATCTCTTTCCCCTTTCTTATCGAACAACACTAAATATGGACAATCGACACAATTCTCCTGCAGATAACCAGTGTGTCGAGTCCCGCCAGTTAATCCTCTACAACAACCAAAGACCGCAGTCCCAGTGTCTTCCATTTCCGAATAACATTTATCGTAGTCGGATATAAATATTTTTAGCACAAATGCCAGGATATAAATGAAAGCTAAAAAGATTAGTAATTCAATCATAAGCCTTCACCCCGCATTCTTTGCCACAATCCGGACATCTAACAAAACCTTCAAACTCGTTCACTCCCGTCTGCTTATGCCCTACGTCTTCTTTCTGATAAGTAAATATGCAACTGCAGTCAGGGCACACGATTCTCTTTTTATTTCCATGCTGTATTACTTGAATCATTTTCTTTATTCTCCTTTCATCTAACCGCTTCCTCCGCAATTTCGTTTTTAAGCTCTTTCATCTTATCATCAAAGATTCCAACTATCACATCGCGACCTTCTTGATAACCTTTTCTATATCCACGCATATACTCATCGTGTAAAATCTTCGCGTTGCCAGTAATTTCGCAAATATCAACTCCGCAATCTTCCATCATTTTTATAAGTGCAACAGCTTTAGACAACGTCTCTTTACTCACGGTTATCTGGTAATTATCTGCAATCCACGATGATATTGTCTGAAATATAAATTCATCCCTTGTTTCGATCATTTTCGTTGACACATCATTGATGAAATTCTCATACATCATTTATTCTTCCCTTCTCTCAGCATTTCGCATTTCGATTTCGCCAGTTTTTTCATTGTAATTCGGGCACTCTTCGTCATCTAATCGGAGGCAAGGCGCTGATTCGTTATCCAGTAAAACTTTAAGACCGCCAAACCTGCAATCTTTGCATTTGATCACTTCTTTTCCTCCTTTATAAGTTTTCTCAGAACAGCTTCTTTTTCCTCATATTTCATCAATTCCCAGGTATTCAGCAAATCAAAGAAATCATCGAGACTGATTTTTCTTTCTGTGAGATCTTCGATGAATCTTTCAGCTCTGCCGTCCCGCATGAATTCGACCAGATAATAACCTTCCTCAATCCCGGGGATGGGTATAAGTTCTTTCTGAAGAATAACTGCGTTTTCCAAGCCAAAACCTCTCGTCATTGGGAAATGTAACTGAGTGTTTGATAAAACACCAAATTCACTATCTTTTCTTGTTGGTTTCATTTTCTTTCCTTCTCCTTTCATCGAACAACAATATTAACCGTATCAGTAATGCATTCGTCCGAATATATTGATGTAACTTCCCTGTTCAAATATTCGACCGAAATAGCATCCGGTGAATAATTACCCTGGAGTAAATAAACTCCTGTTCCCAACTCATCCACAATACGAATGTCATTATCGTGAATAAGAGTGATGATATCTTTTAGTTTAATCATGCTCTTTCTCTCCTATTTATCTGCTTTCAAAATAATTTTGTTTTTACACTGCGGGCAAACAATATACAAGTGCATACGATTGAAAAACTCACTGGAAAATTTAGATAATTCCTTTGAGAAGTCTTTCTGTACATCTTCATTTTCGTCATAGCTTAAAACTGCACCACATTTTGGGCACTGAGCCTCTTTTAAATAACCTGGTTTGACAATATTAATCATCTCAAATATCTCCTCTCACTCTGTGTAAACTCTTATTTTCTTCAAAGCCTTCCGGATATCTGGCTTTAAGCTTATCGATGTTCCTTTGCATAATGTAATCCAAAGACCACCCTTTAGCTGTACAATACTCAGCAATGAACCAGAGCAAATCGCCAACCTCACTCATCATATGACCATGTTCGAAAGCATGTCCCTGATACATTTTCTGATAGATTGAATGAATTTCTCCAATTTCGCCGACCATACCGTGTAGAGCGTGATTCCTCTGCTCTCGGAACGTCAAACCCTGATTGATAGTTCTGGCCGCCAGTTTCTGATACTCATTTCCTGTCATAATTATTTCTCCCTTCCATATGGTTTTCTTCTAAACCATTTCTCTGCTTCTTTATTTCTCAGTTCAGGTCTACTCATGAAATCTCTTTTGATTTCTTTACCATGCTCAACGCTTTTTTCGTCTCTTCCCGGGTTTGGATCTATCCATCTCACTCTACCGATCACCTCTTTTCTATAAAATTCTTCTACTATGGCGATTATTAAGCCACATAAAATAAGGACAGCCGTTAAAACGACCGCCCCTAAAAATATAAATAAGCATTTAAGCATACTACTCTCCTTCAACACCGACCATTTTTCCATCAGCATATAAAACAGTAGAATCCGGTTCCCACATGACCATAGCCCGATCAATGAATATACCGCCATCCGGAACTCCAAAGTTACCATATTTATTGATAACAAAGGTTGTCGTGTATTTAATATCTATCACATGCTTATCTTTAATAAACTCATTAACCTCTTTCTCAAGTGCCAGTGAATCTCCCGCACTTCCAAAAATCTTTACTTTCATTTCGTATTCTCCTTTTCTGCTTTTTTGATTCTCTTTTCATCCGGCTTATAATTAACCGGTTTCTCTGAGTGCTCGTTCATCGGAACACCCAGACATTCGTTACACGGATCTTTCTCTTCATATAAATCCGCATATTCACACAACGGACAATATTTTGAGAAATTTACTTCCTTATATATGTATTCCATTTGTACCTCCTACTAAAATATAAATACCGGAAATCAGTCCCGCAGCAATCGCTTCAAGACATAAAAACGTGAATATTTTCTCTTTCCGTGTCATTGGTGAATCTGAATCGGAACTGAATACGCACACGAGTGTGAATACGATACAGGTGACTATGATAAGCGAACCTATTAATTTATTCATGTTGTCCTCCTTCCATTCTATCCAGCTATCAGGTATACACTAACGGTGAGCAAGATAGCGAAAGCATCCGTACCCACTATACATATGATCTTATCTTTAAGATCCAAGTCGTATCCGAATACAAAAGTTATAAATGTGCTCATGGTAATTAACAATAAAATCCATCCGATTACTACATTCATTTCATTCTCCTTTCTTACAACGGTAAAAACAGTGAAAATACAAAACAAACCGCTCCTACAGTTAAAACTCCTGCAGCTATCATCAATAATATTAGAAGTATCGCTGCCATTTTTTCTATAAGGTCTTCCATTAGTTTTCTCCTTTCAAAATAACTTTCCCCGTTCTCAAACTCTCCTGTACAGCAATCACTCTCTGATTCGTACTGCCGGCCCAGGGATAATTGACATCGGAAAGCTTCTCTACGAATTCTCCATCCACCAAAATATCAATCCACTTCATACCGGGCAGATCTCGAATTTCCTCCCACAAATATCCGGTATACAGCCAAACAGTCTTATCGGGCATATATTTCGTGATGTACTTCGCCAAATGAAAAACGGTGTCTCTATTCTCCGGATATAAAGGATCTCCCCCAGAAAAAGTGACACCACTGATATAAGACTTATTTACTTTGTTATATAATTCCTGCTCGGCCTCCACATCAAATATCAATCCATCATGCGGATTCCAGGTCACAGGATTTTGACACCCTTTACAATGATGATTGCATCCGGCCACCCAGAGCACTGTCCGTAATCCATCACCGTTCCTCATATCATCTGTAGTTATATTATGGTAGTTCACATGAAAACGCCTCCTTCCCTGAATACATTATGATAATTCAACCAAACCACCCGATATTGGTTTGAGCACGAACAGCAATTCAATCATTTTTTGATTATCACAGTAAGTGAACTTATCGAGTTTCAAAAAATTGATTGGTATTCCGTATCTTTTAAAACTCCTGGTCTGTTCGATCCGATCCAATGCCATCGTTAAGATATCTTTCTTATACGTTTTAATTATGTTCATAGGATCTTTTTCATAAGTCAATATGTACATGTGCATTCTTATAAAATCAAACGTTTTGGCGTTGTGGTTATCAACATCACGCTCCATAGTTGGGCGATCTATTTTTGTTATAAATCTCTCCAAATCAAATTCACTGTTCAGTAGAGACTTTTTTGTTTTTGGACTCCATGGCCTTTTTGACTGGTCCGGAAGATCAACTGATCCTGTTTTTCTTCCATAAGCTATTTTTTGCTTAATTCTTTTGAAGCTACAGTTATTCATTCCATGTCCAACCTGTGAAGTCAATATGGCGGCCTTTTCAATTTTATCCAATTGTACTTCTGGGTGCCATAAATAAATTCCTGGTGAATACTGTTCCCTTCTCATTCCGGTTAATATCCCATTTTTCAAAAGTGGTACGGCTTCCCACTCGGGAATACTGTTAAGTTTTTCATTGTCATCAAAATAGTATACCGACCTTGTTTTATCATCCACAAGATACACATGATTTTTGAGACAATGATCCATTTCAACTTTAATGCCATTGATTTTCATATAATCCACCTTAGATGCTTATGCATATTCCGATTACCAGCAATATTGCAGCCATACACATACATAATGCAATTATAAATATCAGCTATTGAGATCATTTCTGTATTATATTTTATTATACAGAAAATTTCATAAAAATAAAAGACCCGACGTTTCCGCCGAGTCTCTTAACTCATTTTGAAAAATTGTTTCATCACAAATTTCTGATATTTTTTCTGTACTTCATACGCTGCATAATCTGTAGAAAATCCATTCAGCATTCTGTTTGAAAAGTTTGTAAATGACATATCAAAATTGTTTCCATCTTTTCTTTTAATGGCAACAACCAAACTGTCATTCTCATTGACCTTTACAAATATACCTCCCTGAATTCTCTCTTTAAGTTTTGCATGTAAATTTGTACTAAATAAATACTCATAATCTGTCATAACACCATTCCTCCTTTTCATTAAAGGAGTTGCGAATTTCGCGTTATTCCTCACTGTAATCCTCCACAGTAAAGCCGAAACACCACTTAATCATTTTCTTCTGGAACCAGTTGAAGTGATGATCTACATTTATATTTAATGTGTGCAGCTTGCCGACTTTGATCCGTGATCCGTTTTTAATTTTAGGAATTCCGAAGTGTGCTACTTTTAAGTCATCTATTGGAACCATCCGATGTATTCTCCTTTCTACCTATCTTGATTCCGCATAAACAATCGGGATCATCAACATAAACTACATGACAAAAATCTTCTAAATTATTGATCTTTATCCAATCTTCCAAAGATGCTATTAAACCTTCTGAATTGGAAAGATCGCACAACTCATCATAGCCATGCTGTACGGCCGCTTCACAGATATTATTGATTAATAAAATCTGCAAATTCAATCCGTCTCTACTTTTGTCACAACCTTCTGTTCTATCGCATTTATTATCAATCGAATTCGAAGCGAAACGTGCGCAATCAGCATATCCCCGTTCATACCCTTTCGCGATAGCTATCAGTATATCGTTAGTTGGTAATAACTTATTATCTTTTGCTATTTGTTTACATATTTGATAAGCCTCGTTTACTTCCATCCAGCAAACTTCCTTTCGTTAAATTTTTTCTTCTTATTTAAGGCTTTGGTAATTGCCATATCTATTCCGGATCGGCTTTTGATATGGTAGTAATATAAATCTTTGTATGGGGTGTTCAATCGATTGATTCTACCACTAGCCTGCTCCATGACTTTATAACTATAGTTTTGTGAAAAGAATATAATCGTATCGGTTTTGACACAATTCCACCCCTCGCAGCCTGCAGTATATTGAACCAAATATATCCAGCGATCAGAATCCGGCACCGGCTGATGAGCATGACCGCTCCATTCGGCTACTTCATATCCTATATATTCGTCGTCACTGAATAAGTGAAGCAACATTTCTCTTTCATAATCGAAATTGTAAAATATAATAGCTCTAGGTGTTTTCTCCAGGATCTCCATTAATGTTACTACACGGGACTCATCAGTATTCACTATTCTTCTCAAAACATAACAAAGCTGAGAAGCCTGTTGGATTGGTTCATCCTTAAAAGGGTCCCACCTATTTCGGATAACATCCTTATATTGAGGAATGTCGTACTTAGCATACACATCAATATGATGAGGAACCGTATTTCTTTCGAAGTTCATATCAACCAATATTCGATTTCTCAATCTGATTAATCTGCCGGTGTTCAAATATCTTTCAATCTGTGGATACTTTGTAAACCGTGAATACACAACATGCTCTCTACAAAACTCAGTCTTGTTTTTGTAGAATCCATTCGCCACGAATACCGGTATGTAATCGGCCCAGCAGTCTCCGGGTGTTGCTGAAAGAATAATCCAATTATTCCCACGGGCAATCTTCTGAAATGCTTTTACCCAGGCTCCTGAACCACAGACTCTATCCTCATCAAATATAAAGAACGCTCCATGAATTTCAGCGTATTTCTTAATATTATTCCAGGAATCGATTATGATTTTTTGCCCAGGATATAATTTATTTTGTTCTGGATTAGTTGACATACGATAATTTGCCAATTCCGAATCCCACTCATGTGAGTCACGCTTCATAGCCGTAGTGATAATGTAAAGATCTTGCGGCTTCTTCATTGGAACATATTTTTGATCGATAAAACTTCCGCCGTTCTCTTTGAAATAATAATAGAGACCTGTTCTTGATTTTCCACTCCCCACGCCGCCATTAAGAATACAGCCATTACGCATTTTATCCACAGCGTCTTTCTGATAATCCCTGAGAAAATCTTTACTCATTTTTTCGCCTTTGGTGTAATCAACTTTTTATAAAGTTCAAGAGCTTCTTCTCCATCGAAAGCATTTATAATATCGACGGCTTCGCGGGGTTTTTTACGCCCCACGATTAAAACTGTGCCGTCCTTACCCGCCGATGAATCAAAACCTATAATTAATGAGTCACTGGTCTTTTTCATCGCTTTCTCCTTTCTTAGGAATCCACTTCTTAAATACATCATTGAAATATTCAGCATTATCAAAGAAGTATTTAGAAATCGCCATAGCCAGACCTTTCTCCGGATCAAATGTGTCGTCCTTACCGCATTTTACAACGGTCTTGGTACCGTCGTTCCAGAATACAATTGTAGCTGGATCATTGAAAATAACATTTTTAATTCTGGACATAGCCTTCTGATATGGCGATACCGTAAGGCCTGCTCCGAATAGTTTGTTGATCGTAGCTTTAGCTTTCAAAGCGTCAGCATCTAAAGAAGGCACTGCCGGCTTAAAAACACCTGAGTAATTCGACGGCATACTATATTCAGCTCCGTCTGTTGTCATGCGAAGAAAAGCTCTAGTGCAAGTTCTGCACATTTCCTCACGGTCTTTATTTACACATAAATAACAATAAATATTCATAATCATTTCTCCTTTTCTTCCAATTTCATAGTAACTCCGCATTTCATGGCAGCAATTGCAATCCTAGCGTCCGTACACTTTCCTGCGACTCTATATATTGTATAAGCCATGATTCCGGCTATAACAATTTTTGCTCCGTCACTCATAAATATCACTCCCTCATTTATCTTCATTCTTAGACGCAACTATTGTGAATAACGTTGAATCAAAGTGATCTGGGTAATAGTATTCCTTAACCGGCGTTGCGGTTACTGAAATGATGTTCCAGCCATCTTCCTGCAGATTCCGTAATTCTTTGTCCAAATTACTTGCCAAATCACATACTAAATACCTGTTATGTGCTCGGACTTCGAATGCTCGTACGATCATGTTCACTCCTCTGGGCTTTCTTCCTCAGCATATCTTGCTGCAAATCTATCAATCTCCTGAATGACCTCCATGCGTTTGTTTAGGCTGTACCGTAATATCAACGTCCATGCCTTCTTTTACACATGCCTCAGTGATATCCTCAACAGTCGGATGTTTCTTACTCCATACTTCCTTTACCGAAGCAATTTCCTCGTCAGCCAGTTTTTTATATTTATCCTTTACGAGTTTCCATGTTACTGCGGAGCCAATAACGACTCCTGCAGCAAATATAAGAATTTTATTTATCATGGTCTTTCCCTTTCTTTGAAAATGGGTTCTCTACGCTCTTATGAATATAAATCTTTTCGTCGATTATCACTCCGGGTATTTTTCCCATCTCAAAAAGAGCTTTTAGAGTATTTCTGCCGCTATGCCATTTGACGGCAGCTTCGTCCAGGGTCATAAGACCAGGAAGCGTATCACCATCGAATATAGACACGTTTTCCAAATTATTTTCCAGAATAAATATGATAAGTTCTCTACCTGTCATGATTTCTCCTTTCACCAAACGCGATCGTAAATATCCCTATAGGTATTCCCCGACCCAATGCTATTGAGTCCTGTCATTCACATCAGATCAAGGATGTTTCCATCAACATTGAAATCAAGCAGAATTGTTCTTTCATATCCGTTTACAAAATTACGGTTTGCTTCTTTGCTTGTGTCGTAAATACCGAAATCAACATAGTTGTCGCCTACCGGATTCTCCTTATCGTAAATCCAGCCAACGATCTGACCTGCTTTTGTGTGCTGAATTCCGAGCATATCGTATACTTCATTCAGAAACAGGTGACCACGATCCTCAAGTCTCTTGGTTGCGGCTGCTTCCTGCTGACGTAAGAAGATCAGATTGAGTTCCGGATCTTTAGTCCATCCAATACATCCATCATCAAAGAATTTTGCAAATTCACTGATGGCATTCGGATCTACTACATCAACTGTTTTCTTTACGGTCTTTTCTTTTCCTTTCTCGTCAGTAACTGTCTCCTCTACCTCTTTAGCTTTGATGTTATAACGGAGCTCTTTATCCAGCTCTTTTCCGAATCTCTCCACAACTCTTCCGCGATATTCTTTGAAGCTCTTATCCACTGCTGTGTAAGCTGCAGCCAGAGCGATATTTCTCTTTCTGAGAATATTGTTAGAGGTGAGGATTGCCGTGATAGATAACCCTCCGAGGATAACTGCCGGTGCGTAAACTTTTGCAACCTTCAGGGCTGTCTGGGTGTATACGATAGCAAGATCTTTATTGCCGTCTTCCGGCGTATACTCCTCATCAACTTTATCCGGATTCTCAATCACATCATGAATGGAATCGATCTTATCTCTGGAATCATCCAGGATATCACCAAGTTTGGTAGTAGCCTTGCAAGCCATTACGGCACTTGCTACTGCACCGATTACCCCAGCCACCACAAGGATTTCCGGGCTGTGCTTCTGCAGCTTAAATGCCATTCTGTGTGCTGATCTGGAAATAGTGTTCATAAATGCTAATTTTTTCATTATTCGTTCTCCTTTTTAAACTCTTCAATTTCTTTTACTGACATACCATCGATTCCGGCTGACTCGTCTGAATCGGTGTGTTTAAAATATTCTCCTGTCTGTGGATACATATATCTGAACATACAATAATTAGCAGCATCCGCCAGATACTCTAAATTACCTGTTTCTTCAAATTTCTGAATACACTTTTTAAGTGATCCGATCGCATCAACATACCCCGATACATAATTTCTTGAAACTTTCCCATATTTGAAATATGACTGCACCACAAGATTCTTTCGGATTTCATCGAATCTATTACTATATTCAGTTTTTAAAATAATCTCTTTTGGATCGTCCATGAGTCCTCCTTAAATCGGTTCTGCTTTTGGAAGCTTGATCATGTAACCATCCCGAACTCTTGAAATGTCAGCTCTGGCCAAGCTTTTCCAACCATATTTATTGTCTGTGTAATTGCAGGTCATGCCGCACAAATCATACATATCAGCAACGCTGACAACACCATATCTGTCCATCAACTCATCCATGCTGGCCAACACTTCATCAGCCTCGCCTCTGGTGTCAAACACAACATCATCAAAATCGTAGCTGGATCTTACAGATCTTCTTGAGCTACGACTAGAATTATCAGAATATGATCTATATGACACATAATTTGATGATCCTCGGCTACCGCCCCGTTTGTCGCCATACAGCATCATATCAACTCCGTCTTTCACGATATCCGAAACAGCTTTCTTGATTGCTGGTACCAGCACATCCAGAAAAATATAGGATTTAACGTTAGATACATCCTCTGAGATAAACACATCCTTGAATTTACTTACCTCGCTTTTCTTTTTTCTTTTAACTTTTCCGGTAACAACTTTATCTACTTTCTTCTCAGCAGTCTCTTTAGCCTCCGCTTTTGCTTTATGGGAATTTGCTCTATAATCCTCCATGAGTTCTCCTCTCTTAATCAACCATCATAATTTTTCCGGGTAGCGTAATTCGTGATCCCGCAATACGGTTATTTCTTTTCTTAAATTGATATGTTAAATTACTTCTTGCTTTCTTTTCGGAAGGAGCCACTGTCTCTCCCTCCCAACTATCAGCAAGAAGAGTGTTAAATTCCATGACCGGACCTTTATAAGTAAATTTAGGCATGATACACTCCTTTCGAATAAAAGAAAAAGAGGAATACCTTGTTATAGGTACTCCCCTGCCGGAATATAAATCTTATTCTTCTGATGCTTCATCAGATTCAGTTTCGTCGACTTCTACATAATCGGAATCAGCTACCACATCTGAATCGTCATCTCCGCTTCCAGCTCTTGATCCGATCATAAAGGCGGCTACCAAACCCAGTCCAATCACTGCGCCTTTCGCAATGTTCTTTCCGTGTTTCTGTAATCCTTCCTTCGCTTTCGTTCCAAAAGCTTTCAGTTTAGATTCCTTAACTTCTTCAGTGGCTACTTCTGTCTCCGTATTCTCCTCTGTAGTTACCTCAACTTCTTTAACCTCTTCTGCTTTAATTTCTTTCATCTTAATAATCTCCTTTCAGATTTTTATATTCTTTTCATTAAACAATATGTATTTTTCGCGAGTCTACATAAGCTTGGCGAAATCATATCTTGGAGCAACATGATACTCAAGAGTAATACACGGTCGACCATCATTTGCTACCATCGCTCCGTAGCTTATCTCAAGTAAACCATCATCAATGTTCCAGCCAAGTTCGTCCCCCATGTCCGTATTACTCAGACCTATTTCGTTGTAGAAATCGTTTAATGCTGCATACATCTCATACACCATAGTTTCGTTGATCTTATTGACCGCGGCACGGATCGTCTGGATATCCGACTCGAAATATCGTCCGGAAATGCCATCATAGCAAAGCTGTTTACCAGTTCCTGTGATGATTACTTCGTTTTTGGAAACTGGTTTCTCATCCAGATGTTTCTGGGAAACTTTATCTCGGATGACTTTTTCCTTCTCCTCACCGATTTCTTCCACGACCTTCTCACGGTATTCATTCAGTGCTGTTTCAGATAATTTATAAGCCGTAGCTAACGCGGCATTTCTTTTAGCATTCACAGAATGAGATCCGAGTAAGCAAGCGATAGACGCAGCGCCGCTAATAGCTGCTGGAATGTAACATCTCCATGTGGCTTTGACTACTTCAACGGGCTTGAGTTCTGGCATATCATCGTACGAATCATCTTCTTTCAACGTATCGCCATATTTCTCATATCTCTTCTCGGACAGAAGTTCCAACGCTTTCGGAGTAGCTTTAACTGCTAAAACAGTCGTAGTGATTCCGCTTGCGATTCCGATTCCAAGCAAAATCTCCGGGCTACGTTTTCCGAACCCACGTTTCACAGTTTTAATAAATTTTGTTACAGATTTGTTCATAGTGTCTCCTTTCAAATGAACATAACTTGTATAAAACAAAAATAAGAAGCCCCTCAGGACTCCTTATCTGTTTTCTCGGTAATATACTGTTCAAGTTTTTTATCAATTTCCTCTTTTGACTGTTTATCTGTAGCCCAACTAGCGGCTAATCCACCGATAGCTACTGCGATCCAACCAGCCATTTTGATTAAATCATATTTAGCCTTCATGAGTATACCTCCTTTCCGTTAAAGTCTCTGGAATTCTCGCGAGTCAGTAATACTCATCGTAATTAAGGGTCGGTTCGAACGGCATTTCAATAATATAAAAGACGGATCCATCATCAAGCTTTGCTGGAATATGGTTGAATTCAATCCAGAACATTCCTTCGTCCATTGGAGCCCATCCGGCTTCAGCACCCCAATCAGTAGGCTCCAGGCCGAGAAATTCATACAGTTCGTTTATCACGGCTTCTCCTCTGAGAATATAATTTCGGTTCAGATGATATTCTGCCATGAGCACTTGTTCGAGACTAGCTGTGAAGAACCTCTTTGAATATTCATCGTACCAGAGAACCGGTTTAGATGAATTTTCTTCTAGGGCTAAATCACACGGCCCATCTAAATATGAAGCATTGATATATACAGTTTGAGATTTCTCTACCGCGAGAGCTTCTATAACTTTCTTGTCTGCCTCGTCACCGTACAATTCCTTGAGTTTTCGGCGATAGTCCTTAAAGCTCTGATCTAATAAGGCATACGCGCTGGCCATAGAGGATTGAGTCTTTCGATTCAACATCTGGACTCCAAATATACATATAACAGTTGCTGAGCCCAACAACACTGCCGGAATATAAGGCACCGCAGCTACTTTAACTTTTTCAAGCGCAGTCAAATCCTCTCCTTTCTGAGATTCGGCTTCCCGGATAAGTAACAGTGCCTTTGGCGTGGCTCTCGCCGTTGCGAATGCAGTAGACACCGTCCCCATCGCAGCGAGTATTGTCAGGATTTTTGGCGAGTTTCTCTTGAGTGTCATTTTTACGTTCATACGATTTCTCCTTTCGCGTGAATGAAAATAAATAGTAAAAGAAATAGAACGGGATTCGAACCCGTGACCCCCGAAATATCCGGTGCTCTACCAGCTGAGCTATCTATTTCTCTCATTAAAGGAAATGATTTTTACGCGAAAACAAAAGAAAGAGGCCATTGCTGGCCCCTTGATCATACCGAATCATTTACCTCTGTTTAATAACAGATAGATAAATATACCTCCGACAATCGCAATGAGTATATCAGTCATTTTCCTCTTCCTCCTTTGAAAATTTTTCTTTACCTGGATCTACGAAATAATTTTTATAAATCACAAATATGGGTAATAAATACGCGATAATGAATATACAAGTCCATCCTTTCCAATGTCTTTTGATCCATTTAAACTGCGGATTAATAACCATTTCTTTGTAATCCTCAAATGCTTTCTTCATAGTAAATTCCTCCTTCATAATATAATTTTCTCATTATAGGAGCTGTAAAAAGCGCGAAAAAAGCAAGAGCCGTTGCCGACTCCGCTTCATGATTACCTATGTTCTATATAATGCTTAATAAATAATGCTACAATCAGTATACACACAACTGTATCAGCTATTACAATCATTCTCACGACCCAAGTAATAAATTCATTCACAAATACTGGATTCATGTTTGCTAAAAATACAATCGTCATCATAATAATTAATGCCATAATATAATTCCTCCTTTGAAATCGGTAATCTTTTTCATTAAAGGAATTGATTTCTCCGCGAAAAAAGCAAGAGCCGTTGCCGACTCCGCTTTGTGATTACTGTCTTTTCTTAATAAAGTGTCTGATAATTAATGCTATAATCACAACACATACTATCACATCGCCAAACACAACAATTCCGGCAGCACCTAAAACCGCTACACAAAGAACCGCCAATATTGCTAATACTACCAATGTAATTAATAAGATTGTAAATAATATCATAGTATAATTCCTCCTTTGAAAATAGTAATCTTTTCATTAGAGAAACTGTTTTCAACGCGAAAAGAAAGAGCCCTTGCTAGGACTCAATCTTGATAATTACTTGAAGTATTTCTGTAAATACTCGTATACTTTTTTTGGCTTCTTCATTCGATAACGAGGCTAATACCCATCGCTCTTCACATCTAGCTGTTCTGTCTCTACATGCAAATATAAATGGTCTATCTGCCCCTAAAGTATCGTCGTGATTAGCATCAAAGTTTTCGCACATTGTATTCATATGTATCACTCCTTTCTCATTATAGGAATTGTTTTTTGTGCGAAAAAAAAGAGCCCTAGATTTCTCTAAAGCCCACCTTTGACTAATTAGTTACAGTTTTCTTCCGCACATTGGACAATATTTTATTTCAGTTGATGTTTCCAAGATACTCTCCCCTACACATGGAATAAATAAATTCCCGATTAAATATGGTTTTCCATCATAATCTTCATTAACATAGATTTCCATACTCAAGGCATCAGGAATTTCACCTATTCTAATTTGTTTATTGATAATATCTTCATCAGCTACATTGCCCTCGCTATAGTTGCAAAATTTACACATAATAGAACCTCCTTTATTTTTAGTCATAATAGTCACTGTAATTTTCGCTAAATATTTCTCCGATCAAAGCAAGTTTCCCATCGTTCTCGTTTCAAAGGCTTCATCTTCAAAGCCCACATAATCTGCCGGACGCTTGTCGTTGGGTATGATCCATCTTTGCACTCTCCGGCACGATCATCGAAGAACTTTTTGAAACCTTCATGTAAATATAAAGCATCAACCAGCCATGGATCGATTTCAGTCCAATATGTTGACTTTGTTTCCGGAATATAACGCTGCTGAATAACAGCCAGACCCTTTTCTCCGATTTTATATAATGTACAATGACTGTATACCGGATGATCACAAATATAAGTCTGTCCGTACATGGATGTGTAATGATCTGGCTTGTCGTAATGGTATCTCATATTCTCCTCGTAAAAAAGAGCCTATACCATTTTGATATAAGCTCTTATGTAAACTTTAAGATTTTTTGTGTTTAATTTTGATTTTACTAAGTGCATTCTTCTTTCCTGAAACCAACGCTAACCGTACTGAATCTATTTCTCCGAGTAGATCTAAATGTAATGTTACTTTTATCAATAATAAGAACGCAATTAAAGTGAACAAGGGAATCACGCAAGATGTTATAACCAAAATGATAATTGCATTGACTACGGTATTCACCATTTTCTTGGCCTGAGCGACCTTTTCCTCGAGCGGGTTTATAACAACATCTTCAACGGCATCCTTGGCTTTTGAAATAAATCCACTTATGACGTTTTCATCCTCTTTGTCATCTGACTCATCAGAATCATCGCTCTCTTCTATTTCCGCTGCTTCATTCTGAATATTCTCGGTTTCGTCAGCAACATCGCTTACCGAAAAACTGTACGTTCTTTCAATATCTCTTGATACCATCATTCCGGTAGGTACAATTGCCCATACTAAAAATCCAGCTAATAGAATGTTAAAACCTCTTATTCTTAGCGATTGACTTTTTGGAGGAATACTTATTCCAATCAAAGCTAACCCTATAGGTATTATGATCCAAAATACTGTTTTTCCGATTATCGTCAGCAAATATTTTTCCAGCGTCAACATCATCATGATTATCAGCAACCATGAATTTAAATCTACAAGATAATTAGCAATCGGGGTGGTGCTATCTCCCGGGACAGCTGCGATTAAAGTAGACATCCCCAAAGTTGCAACTGACATTTTGGCAACATCTGCGGATTTTTCATCAAGCTCGGCTATTGTTTTCTTGTAGGTCTTAGGATCACTTGCGGTATGCGATCCAAACCATATTGAACATGCCATAAGTAATGCACATAATACGATAAGTAGTACATTTTTTAGTATTGTTTTTTCTTTTATCATTTGTGCTCCTCCGTGTATAAATATACACTAATTATACTACTCTTACATAATTGTGTAAACAAACTAAACAAAATAAAACAAAGACGCCAAGTTTCCTCAGCGTCCCTGCTCGTTCGTATTTTTACTTCTTCGGAAGAAGCTTGTTAATGAAACCTCGTCCCATTATTGTAGTAATTGTTCCGTTTTCCTCGAATTTGAATGATTTCAAAGTTCCCCAGATAATTACTGCAGTGGATACAACGGTCTCGCCAATGCTTATGGCATATTTGATTTTCCGATCCTTAGCGTCTGCTTTCATCTGCTGAACTTTAAGATTTGTATCGATTTCTCGTGCATCTCTTTTAAGCTCGTATTCAGTGTTAAGCTTGCTAATCTCAATCTGTCTGTCCATAAGCTTAGTGATTCCTTCGACGGCTACTTTGTAATCGTCTGAACCAAGCTCTGCTTCACCCAAAGCCTCAAGTTCTTCCTCCAATTCGCTTCTTAACAGTTTTTCGATAGTTTCCATTTTGAATTCCTCCTTTAAAAATAAGTTAATACGTTTCCGTAATAGAGACTGTTATTTGTGCGAATTGGAATTATGCAGAATAACCATGGCTTTGTTTACGAGGTTTACGTCTTTCGGTAAAGAGACTTTTACTGAGTAGAAACCTTCATCAATAGAAATCTCATCATTTGAATATGGCATAACTGTGAAATACCCATGCCCAGACGTTTTCTGGTAGAAAAAGCAAGTGATGACAATTCCCACAAACATTCCTCCGAGAAAAAATAAACACGACATGCAACATCCTCCTTTGAAGTGTTTTTATGAAAAACCCTCCCCGGGAATTTTTCACATTACAAATATAACTTTGTTTCCAGTAACCTGCGTACGGATTCTAACCTAGAATAGCGCTTTTTCTAATCTAGGTTAAAAATAAAAGAAAGAGCCCTTAATAGAACTCTTCCTCGTATTCTTCAGATTTTGCTTTGGCATATAAGCCAATAGAAATACAGTCGACCACAAACATTGCGGTTCCAGCAAGGGGCATTGTGTGTAACAATATTATTGTAAATATCATCACCAATATCACCACTTCTACTTTCACCAGCGTCTTTGTGATTTCTTTCTTCTCTTTAATTGACATAATAAAAAACCTCCTTCAAAATATGTTTTCTTCTCATAAAAGGGGCTGATTTCTGCGCGAAAATAAAAGAAAAGAGTTCATGTCACAGAACTCCATTCCTTTCTTCTCGGTAAAATCTCGATCCATATGCAATTTTTCAAATTATTCTTACAGAAATGTTCTACAAAATTCGTAAGCTACAGCTCCAATCTGTGCTCCAACTATAAGAACTACTCCAAGTGTTAATAATCCTTTTGTTAATTTACATTTGAAATCCATTTTGATTTCCTCCCTTTCTTTTTCTCATAATATGGCATGTAATTTACGCGAAAATAAAAGACAGAGGCTATGCCCCTATCTTCTCTGCTTTCTCAGTTTCTCTTTTCAAATTGCTTACTTCTTTCTTGAGTTTTTCAATTTCATAGTTCAATTCCTCCGCATAACCAATAAGTTCCTTCATCAGTTCTATAGCTTTTAAATCTCGATCAGATATCAATCCATCTTCATTCTTAGCTGATCTGATGGCAGTTAACATAAAATGGTTCATACGTCCTTCGAATTTCATTCTATTCATCTTCGTCTCTCCTTTGAAATAAGTTTTTTCATTAAAGCGACTGTAAATTCCACGAATTACGTTGTATAATAATTAGACCAATATATGAGGAGGTCCACCATTATGAATGGATATTTCACAGAAAACGAAGATGAAATTATTCAGCTTATTCTTAGAGGCGAAGCAGTTTGTGATTGTGGTGCGTTGATGGACTTAGACGACGATCAATTCGTATGTCCCAACTGCGGTAAAGTCTATGACATTGGAGAATATGAAGACAACGGCCCGTATACCAAACTTGTAGATGGTTGTATACTCGTCGATTCTGAACCGGACATTCCATCAGGATGCGTTTCATGTGGCGCCCCATATCCGAATTGCAAGACATCCTGCGATAGATTTGATGATTGAAGCTAATCTAGGTTTGTGGTATACTGTTATCCCAACCAAATCATGAAAGGAGCTTCAATAATATGACTAAAACAGAAATCAACACCTTTATCGAAACCATGGAAGAATTCGGTGATGTCTGGACTGCTGACCAGGTAGAAGAAGTCTATGGAAATAACACCCTTGATGAAGCTATTGCCGATCGTAGATCATCACATGAGAAAATGGCAGACCTGATTGGTAAGGTTATTAATCATTAAAAGAAAAATAAGAGGATAGCTGTCCGCTAACAGCCGTCCCCTTACTTTCTTTAGCTGAAAGATGTTACTCTTCTTTGAGTGCATTTATCAGCAGCATGTCGAAGAAGGCTCTGTCCTTGGATATCAGAATGAGCTGTCGCTTCTCGTCTTCGCTCAGATCCATCTCTTTAATTGCCTGGATGGTCTGATCATCGAGTTTGAAGCTAATCTCCTTCAATTTGTCCTTGGACACCTCTTTGACTGCATCTAATAAAAGTTCGTAATTCATAGTAATTCTCCTTTCTTTTTCTTTGTCATAAAATGAGCTGATTTTCACGCGAATTCAATCCCTCATCTTATTTAAAATCCAGAAGAATCTCCTATAGCTTTCGTAATACACATCTTTACAGCATGGTATATCCATTTTGATTTTCAACACATCGTAGGATAGTCCCTCGGTTACTCCTCTCACTATGTATTCGGCTAAGTCTCCGTTTGCTTTCTCTGCGGCCTTACGAATCATGTCCATACGTTCGGAGTAATAAGCTTTCATGATAACAACTCTTTCGGTCGGATTTGAAATATGCTTCATCTTACCGAAGGATGTCAGATCGGCAGGTCTTCCGAGCAATCCGTTCATGGCTTCGTAGGTTTTCTCCCATATAGGATACTGCATACAAAAATGCTTGAGTTCATAATACCGGTGTCGCTCTATCCAATACGGATTTTTTTCCGACACCTCAGGTCTGATCGTGGTTCCCATGTTTACTTCGTCCTTTCCAAATATAGCCTGTTTCCTCATAAAGTTTCTTCGGGGAAATATAATAATTAATACGACCAAACTTACTATTCATCTGATCGATAGATGTTATTACTTTCCCATTCCTGGTAGCGGTACCTATGTTTAGATAACCGGTAATGATACCCGCACGAACCCAGCAAGCATCTTTGCCATACACCTGTGCTGCTACTGCTACTGGCACTGACCCAGATCCAAATACTACTTCATTCAACGTTCTCCCTCCTTTCAAGATTATTGTAGGCTAATGACTTTTATTTGTTAAAACAAAGTCAGTGGAAAAATAAAAGAGCATGTATGTCTTCAGACTTTTAATCTTATGATGCACAACACATAAAAATGTTTTTACTACCGCCGTCTTTTCGCCACCGGTGCATCGTCATTTCGCTTGGATAATCCTCGAATCCAAGTGTATCTGGTGTTATGGTTCCTTCGATCACACCTTGTATGATTTCCCTTTCATAGTGTTTGAACGGGATTAAAGTGTCAGGTATAATTCGATGTATTTCACCACATTGCAGGCATCTATATCTATACACGTAGATCTTTCGTACTTCACCGTACTTACCCTTCACTATTCTTTTAGCTTTATCATAATAGTGTGTCTGTCCTCCGCAATGCGGGCAGATAGGCCCATTATCGTATGTCATATAAACCTCCAAAATATATAATGTAGGAATTGACTATTCCTACACCGTATGATATATAATATAAAGTGAAAATACAATGGAAAGGATTGGTAACGATATGTTGATTAAATGTCCAGAATGTGATTTACAGGTTAGCGATCGTGCTTTTGCGTGTCCCCATTGCGGTTATCCGTTAAAAGAGCAACCCAAACCAGTAAGAAAATCATCAAGGAAAAGACGTCGGCTTCCAAATGGATTCGGTCAAATCAGCGAGCTTAAAGGTCGTAATCTCCGGAAACCATTCCGAGCTATGGTGACTGTGGGTAAAACCCCTAAGGGTAAACCGATATGCAAGCTTCTCAAACCAGAAGCCTTCTTTGAGACTTATAATGATGCTTATGCAGCACTTGTGGAATACAATCGAAACCCGTATGATTTGGATGATTCTATGACTATGAGTGAGTTATTTGAGAAATGGAAAGAATATTATATTCAATCGGGTAATAAAGAAACTTCTCTGCGGAGTTGTGCATATGCATGGCCATACTGCTGGAGCATAAAAGATGTAAAAGTTAGGGAGATACGATCACGTCATATTTTAGGATGTGTGGAGAATGGCTCTGTCATCTCATTGGGGATCGAGAAAAAAGCCACTCCGAATACTAAAAGACGGATAAAATCCTTATTAAACGCAATGTTTGACTATGCTTTGCAATATGACCTTGTTGATAGAAATTATGCTCGTGATGCAAAGATAACGCCCACTATTCAACACGATGCAAAAGAAAATGAACAACATCATATTGCGTTCACTAATGAGGAAATGCAAAAACTTTGGAATAATTTAGATTCTATAGAGTACGTCGATTTAGTATTGATTCAATGTTATTCCGGATGGCGTCCTAAAGAATTGGGACTTATAGAAATCAAGGATGTTGATTTGGACAACTGGACTTTTAGAGGCGGTATCAAAACGATCGCCGGAAAAAACAGATTGGTTCCGATTCATAGTCACATCCGTAATCTTGTCCAGAAACGATATGATGAAGCCGTATTGGGTAATAGTAAATATTTATTCAATTATAAAAACATAAAAGGGGAGTTGGTTCAACTTACATACCCGAGATATCAGGCGGCTTTTATGAAAATTAAAGATTCTCTTAATTTAAACATTGACCACAGACCTCATGATGGACGTGTGCAATTTGTAACTATGGCTAAGGCTGCAAACGTAGATGAATATGCTATCAAATATATAGTTGGTCACAATATTTCTGATATCACAGAACGGGTGTATACACAAAGAGAACTTTCGTGGCTTGCTGAAGAGATTGAAAAAATAAAATAGTATGTAAACAAAACTATACGAATAATCAGTTCCTACACTTAATATCCTTAGAATTTACAAGCAAATTAAGCTTTAGAAAATATAGGAGCAAATGTAGGAATAAAGTAACCGAATACTCATATGTGTATAGGAATCTTTATTCATACATTTTCAACACTATGTAGGAATAAAAATGTACGAATAATATATGAATAACACACTTTTCTTCTAATCTTACAACTATCTAACACTTCTAAAACTATTATAAATACTGGATTTCTCTGTTTTTCCAATTAATTTATGTTGTTGCTGCGGAAATAATAATGGATGCGGATGCAATAACAATGGCTGCTGTAACGACAGCTGCTGGATTATCATCCTGCTTCTGCTCTGCTGCGGAAACAACGGATGTGGTTGCAACAATTGCTGCTGATCTTTCCGGCAAGAAAAGGCAGAGGTTATCTCCTCTGCCTTTTCTGCTGCCGTTTCTTTGCTTCCTCCTGTTTCTTTCTTTTTTTCTCCAGACATCTCAGATCTATTTCATAAAAAGCATTTCCATCAATTACCAATTTCTGCTTCTTTTCAGATTCCATAAAACGCTCCAAAAAAATTCTTCCATATATAATATGGCAGCTGCAGGTTTTCCGTCATATTTTCATTTATGAAATCATAGATTTCAGGAAAAAGGATTTTTTATGGAACAGGATTATATTGCCAAAACTGCGTTGGATGAAATGGTTGAAAGTGACCGGGATCAGATGCTAAAAGCCATGGTTCCGTATCTTCCCCCATCCGGCCAGCAGTTTCTGTCTATGTATACAAAAACACAGGAGCTTATGAATACCATGTCTCTTTTCCGAAACCGGAAAAAATCTGCGGATCTGCAGGCTGCCAGTCTTTCCGGCATAGATCCTCTGGAAATGCTGCAGGATATCCGAAAATGCTGCAGTGGGGAAAGCCGTCGTCAGATTGACCAGATCACCAATCTGATGGCGACCATTCAGATGCTGCAGATTATGAACGAAAATTCCTGAAGGAGGGGAAAAATCCATGAGCGATGACTGGAAAAACAATCCAAAACTTTCCCAAATGGATCCGCAGAAACTTTCCATGTTACAGAATCTTGCAGATCAGGGACTTGGGAAAAATCCTTCTGAACTGATGCCGTTTATTATGGGCGCAGCTTCTCAGGGAAAAAATGCGGGATTAAATTTTAGCTCTGATGAAATCTCTGCGATTATTGAAGTGCTTAAGATGGGAAAAAGTCCCACGGAAATCGCCCGACTTGACCGTATTGTAAATCTGATGAAAATGATACGACATTAACAGTTCTGTGATCCCGGAACAGCACCTTTTCTGTTCCGGGAATTTTCTGTCTTATATTCCTTTTCATGTCTGTCTGAATAAAATCTGTCAAATCCATAGATTCTATTGCATAATTCATAGAACATATTCCCTATTTTTGTGATATTTTTTTATCATTTTCCC